AGTGTATCACCTTCAGTTGCTGAAACAGGTGCTGTTGCCCCTACTTTTTCTCTGAAATCTGATACTTCTTTACCCCAGTTAGCAGGTGCTACTTCTTCCTCACTCTCATCAACAACAGGTGCTGTACGTTGTGGAGCCTTACCCAAAACAAGACTCAATCTTGCTTTAAGTTGTTCGTATGACTTAAAGTTCTTAGCAGCTTCAAACTCAGCAAGTGAGTAGGACTGTTTCCAAATCTTCTCTAGTTCATCATCATCTAGTTTAGCTAGAGTAGCAGGTGCAGCGAACTCTGACTTATCATAGTTCCAGTACCCATCAACCTTTCTAATCTTTACCTTGAAGTCTGCACCTTTCCATAGGTTAAATGGATCCAGTGGAGTCTCGTCAGCAAATGCAGGTTGCATTGCTTCTACTAGTTTGTCAAATATCTTCTTACCGTAGCGGTATAAGAAGACTCTTCCTTCGTTCTCTGGATGTGCAGGGTCACTCACAACATAGATGTTAGAATAGTAAGAGAGTTTTCTCTTCTGTGTTCTAGCAGTTGCCTTGTCAGACTCACGACCACTGTTCCATAGTTCCCTGTTCATCTCACCGACAGGATCATCCTTACCAATAGTAGTAAGAGAGTTCTCGATGTACCACTGACCACCAGGTCCTTTGAAGGAGTGTGACCAGATCTTTGCCCAAGGCATGTCCTCTCCATCTGGAGCAGGAAGGAATCGGATAACGGCATAACCGTTTCCTGATTTATCCAACTCAGGTTTCCATAGACGCTCATCAGCACCTGAACTCTGAGGTTGGTTTAGTTTTTCTATCTCTTGTGTCAGTTTACTAAGACTGCTACCAGCAGAGGCAGCTTTCTTTAGTGAAGCAAATGACATAATCGTATTCTCCGTATTGTGTGTATTGTTGCTACTGTGTAATCGTAGCATATTATTTAGGTAATGTCAATCATGTTCTGACTGACTTTTTTCTGCTCTTCCTAACGTAACGAGCATAGCATCCATGCAGTCTAAAAGACTAGCATATCCAAATGCTTGAGACAAAGCATCAATTCTTGTCCTCATGTCTGCTGCTTCAGCATCTTCCTTAGCTGCTAGAGTTAACCTAGTATAAAAATTCTTTTGCTTATCTATGAGGACTTTACACTTATCAATGTGCTCAACTCTTGCTTCTGCATCCATCTTATGAAGATGATTGGTCATAGAAGCTATCTCGTGATATGTATTGAATATATCATTTAAATTTTCCTGAACCTGTTCTGATTCAAAGAACGTAGTCTCTGTCATAAGGGTAAAACTCCTTTAGTTGTTTGCTTCATATAATTAAGACGCTGAGCTTCATGCTTCAATCTTTCTTTCAATGGTTTTGATAAAAGTTTTGGTACAGTTTCTATTTCGATCTCATTCTCTTGACAGTAGGTTACTACTGCTTCGATGTAAGTAATGAGACCACTGCTCTTATGCACCAACCTTTCAATCTCTGCAGAGAATTTAGTAGGAGTTAAGAACTTATCTTCTAAAACATTTTCTTTAGGCATTCTTTCCCCTAATAAATTCTTCAATGTAGGACTTGAGTAGTTGTAGATAGTCATCAAGATTGTATTTCTGAAACACTTGTATAGACCCATCTTCAACCGCAATGAGTGTGACAATTTTCTTTACCTCAATACCTGAACGTTCGAGGAACATCGCTGCGTACGCAGTTTCTTGAACAAAATAATGTTCAACCCAATCTTCCTTCTTTTCTTTGGTGGAGGTTTTAAAATCGATAACTGCTAACTCACCATCAAACTCTGCAATACAGTCTACACGACCAGCGAGTCCAAGGTAATGTGAATACAAAAATGTTTCTAAGCAGTGTATGTTATCAATGCGGTCAAGAGTAGTCTTTGCCGACTGAAACATTCTAACAGATAATGGATTATTTTCCAAGTATACTTCAAGATTTAATTTATCCTTAATATAATCTTCAGTAATACTATGGAATGCAGTACCTCTCTGCGTTGCTCTAGCAGTAATCTGATTAGCCTCATGCTCACCTACTTTCTTTCTCCAACCTGCGAAGAATGCTGCGTTCTTAAACGATGTGATTGAGGTAACGCTCGGATAATATTTATCAGCACCAGGAATTGGGTAAAATCTTACCCCATCCTTATTCACAGGTTCCACTTCAATTTCTTTAAGTGGAACATCAACAAAAGTAAAACTCATTAGAAACCTAGATTGTATTTTGTGATAAGGTATTGTTTGACTAGACCAGATCTTACGATGTCATCTATACCAAACTCAATGCAAGCAAAGTCCTTCATTTCCTGAAGGATTTGTATGAAGTCTGATATCTTAGACTTCTCATATTCTCTTGTTAGATCTGTCTGGGTGATGTCACCACAGAACATAATCTTAGAATCTTCCCCTACTCTTGTTATTATACTATCTAATTCATGAAAATTCAAGTTACTGAACTCATCTACAATAACAATAGCATTATCTAATGTAGTACCTCTAATGAATGAAGTACTCCAGAAGTCAATGGTCTCTTGAGATCTTAAATTATCATACAACATCTCAAATGAATTATCATCAGGCATACCAAACATATACCTCACCATATTCTTGTAAGGTATTTGATATAGGTATGACTTATCTTCATGATCACCAGGAAGAAATCCAATCTCTCTAGTAGGTACGAGTGACCTTACAATGTATATCTTATCGTGAGGTGAGTGTTCATCTAACACTTCTTGTAGTGCTAGGTAAATCATAATGAATGTTTTACCTGTACCTGCTGCACCATGTAATAATACATTTTTACCTGCCTTATATGCATCAAAGGCAAGTGTTTGATTGTCAGTTAGAGGTTTGATATCGGTCATGTATGACCTATCAATCGGTTTCTTCCTCTTCATCATCTTCTTAGACATTGGTTGGAGGGGGGCAGTACCGTTGGATTTCTTTTTCGCTCTTGGCATTATGTAAAACGACTCAAGTTTGCAAGTGGATGTGCCTCCTGTACTTTGGACATGGCTTCCTTAAATCCATCATCCATTTTAGGTTTCCCGTAAGTAGCAGAGGTGGCTTGATTACCAAAGTATCTATCTAACTCTGGATGATCTTCTTTGAACTGATCAAGTTTAGTCATTGACATATGATGTTCAGTAACCTCACCTGTTTCCTTATTAATAAAATCGTAAGTAGGCATCTCTGGTATGTGTTATTGGGTGTGTACATAATTTAACGCTTCTGCAGTAGCAGGGAATTGCTCTATGAATATATCCCTACATGCTTCTGCGATAATCATGTGTTCCTTTTGGGTTCCATGTGCAGAACGTAAATCTATGTAGTGAATCCACGAACGTATACTACCAGTCATATAAAGCTTTGTTGGTGTAGCAAGTGGTAGGACAAACCTAGCACACTCCTTAGCAACACCTTCATCTAACATCTTCTTATATAATTTCATTCCTTCTGCAAAATGCTTCTGCATTTCCAATTCAAAATCTTGTACTATAAACCTATCCAAATCATCTGTAGAGTTCTGTCTATTCTTAGTATCCTGACGACGTAATTTAGGTAAAGGGATTACATCAGATAACATACTACTATCAGCATACCTCTGTGAAAATTCTTGATAAGTAAATGATCTGTGCCTAAGTATCTGTGCAGCAAGACCTCTAGTAGTTTCAATCTCTAGGGTCATGTGTGCTTGCTCAAAGACACTCCAGTGTCCATGCTTGATACAATATGCTAACAGACCAGCAACCTTTGGATTGTCTTGGTTGTTTGGGTTAGATACCCTAGCAATATAACCAATAGTTTTCTCTGCATCAGGAGTCACAGAGACTAAAGAAACATTACTCATCGTAATTCACATCCTCATGATTAAATAAAATTCGAGACATTGCATAAAGACCAAACGCCTTTAGATAACCTATAGTTTGAAGGCCAAATAGACCTGGCATTATCCAGTTCCATAATAACATAAGAACTAAAGGTCTGATAAGATTGGCAGCTGCTTCAGCTCCTCTCTTAATGTCTTCAACCTTTTGCTTTTCTTGAGAATCTTTAACCTTGACTTTATTGTCAAAGTATACACTCATCCTTTCTTTCGAGGCTGGTTGGGTGCTTTTGCTTTCTTGGGTGGGTTCCATAATGTTGGATTAATAGTACCTTCAGATTGTTTAAAAGATCTAAAATCTTTCTTATACTTATCGTAGTAATAATCAAAGAGTCTTACCAGACTACCAGTCATCGCAATGTCATAGGCAATACGGTCCTCTTTCATATACTCTATTAAGTATGCAGTATAGGGTAATTTCTTATCATTTGCAAGTGTAGGGTCACAATCTTCATGGAAGATTCTAACATCTTTACTACTCACGATCTATTACCCCATTCAATAGCAGGAAATGCTTCTACTATTACTGCCTTAGTAATACGCTTATACTTTGAGTTTAAGTTACCATCTTTAACAAGACACAATAACTCTGCTTCTTCTGCTGATAAACCTTCTAGCAACTGAACAAACATTGACTCACGTTTGAGTGACTTCAAAGTATCTTGACCACCCTTCACAAAGCGATAGAAACCCCTGTATTCAGACTCTAAACGAGTGTGATCAGTTCCTACTGGTGCATCATTAGGTGTGTAAGGAACCTCCCCTTCAGGGATCATAGAGATGACACTCTC